ACAATTTGAGAAGTCATTGTTCCTGTATATGTAGCAGATGTTTTAAGTTGAGAGACTGAAACTACATAAGTGCCTATTCCTCCTGTGCCACTTGTAAATGCAGATATAAATGTACCAGCAGTTATGCTACCTCCTGTTAATACCATTCCAACCTTTAATGTTCCTGATGTAATACCTGTAACATTTAATATAGTTCCTGCACCAACACCACCATTATTTATAGTTCCTGTAAATACAGCAGTTTCTGTTTGTAATGAAAATCCATTAGATAAATCTGTAGTATTAAACTTTACAGCTCTTGGTATGTTTGCTGTAGGATTATCTTGTGTTGTACTATCTGATATTGCTAAGTAATAACCTGTTGGTGTAGCAGCAGTGTTAGTACCCCATTTTAATCCTGTTGCAGTTGAACTATCTGCTATAAGTATTTGCGTATCTAACCCTACAGGCAGCCTTGCGTTAGTTGAATTATATGTAAATAAATCTCCTTTAGTTGTAAGAGGAGAAGTAAATGTAGATATAGTCCAACTTCTATCTGCAGTTAAATCATAACCAACTCCATTAATTGTTAATGTCCTTGCGTTTGTTACAGGAGTATATCCCAATGCTGTAGTTACATCTAATGATGTTATACCTGTTAGATACGTATTTGTATCAAGAGCAAATGTACCAACAGCAGTCATTTTTACAAATGGTGTGCCAGTGGTCCAAGTTGGATAGTTTAATGCGCCCCAAGTTCCTACGGTTGGTATTGTAGGAAATGTGGCTAATGACAAATCTCCCCTAAAATATTGTGCAGTTGTGCCTGTAGTTATTGCGTTCTGTTTAGCATTCCAAGTAGACGCACTTGCTATTCTACTATCTGCTAATGTTCCTGTCCAACCTAATGTTAGGGACACCGCTTGTAACAATGAAGTAGCAGGCGTTCCTCCTAATGTCAATGTTACATTCGTATCGTCAGTTTTTGTTAAAGCGGTAGGAGTTATTGATGGAATATCTGCTGTAGTTGCTATCGTATATGTTCCAGCTGACTTATTAGGAAACTCTAAATTAACTATATTATCAAGATTAGATACAGAAATTGAACCTCCTTTTCCAGCTGCTTTATATAGCGATAAAGATGCAAAGTTAGAACTTGCATAAAGACTAGCATAACTAAAATTACCAGGGATTCCATAAGAAGATATTACCTGAGATAAACCATTTGCAGCCTGTGAAGTAGCGGATGAATATAAAGTTCCATTATTCCAATTCAAACTAAGATTACTGTCATAAATAGAAATACTGTTAATCTGACTATCAAATGTTTGATTCAAAAGTATACCATATCCAGCATAATCAGCTGTATAATTTACCTCAGTAGGAGAAATATATTCGTAGTAAGAATTTAATGAAGTTAATGTATTAGTTAGAGTATAATCTGGATTATAAGGATTAGTTAAAATTATGCTATTTCCTGTAGTATTACCAGCAGTTGTAACTTCGTCTAGTGTTGGAGTAGGTCCTCCTCCAGTAGGAACATCTACTAATGATATTAAATAATCTCTATCTTCCTCTATTGATCCATTACCAGTTATATACTCAAGAGTTACCTCAAAGAAATTAGGTTCTGGAACATACTCTTCTATACTCACTACAGAAAAATATCCGAATTTATTTACATCACTTGACTTACTTATTAATACCTTTGTTCCTACTAAGAAATTAAGATACTCAGTAACATCATTACCTTTTAAAGTATATTTACTTAATAAGAATGTAGATATATTTGAGAAACTATACGGAGTACCAACTTGTGGATTAAACGTTATTGTACCAGGGAGTCTGGTATCACCAATCTCAAGAATATCATATCTATAACGTATTGGAGTTCCAATATCTATAACTTGATTCTCATTAAAATATTCAGATAACTTAGTAGGTGTAAAGTTCTTTGTAGCATACTGATTCTGAGCATCAGATCCAATCCACTTATCATTTCCTAATACCTTTTCGTCAATCTTATATACACTTATTTTTGTCATTTGAATTTATATATGATATATGCTGGTATTATTAATAAAAGTAACCACCACCAGTTAAAACCTGATTTACGTTCAGTTTCTTTTACATCCTTTATAGCCTCGATTTTTTCAGTAGTCTTTTTTATGCTTAAATCAGACGTTGTTTTATCAGAAACGATATTAGTATTGACTTTTCTTTTTTTGTGGCTAATTTTAGCGTTTAGATATCTTTTACCATCTATTATCATAGGCTTGACACTATCAATTGGTTCTATACAAATATCGTCAGTACTATCTATAACTTTTATAGCTATATTTTCTTTGATCTGTACGTTATTTTGTACGTCTTCTACACGTGTTTGTTTTATTTCTTCTGTAGATTTATTAACCTTACGAGTAGCACATGATGTTATTAGAACTAAACTAACTAAAATAAATATCTGCTTCATGTTTTCTTCTTTTAGTTAATCCAGCAACTTCTTTCTTTCCTACCTTATTCCACTTCTTAAACTCTAGCTCTATTAATGGATCGTCAGGATTTTTATTTACTAGTTTTAATAAAGAACTATTCATAAATGCTGCAATTCCAATATTGTATGTTATGCTTGTCAATGAATTTAATTGATTTTGATTAACTTCTTTTTTTAACTGTTTATTCACAGCTAAGCAGAATCTATCAGCAATAAATTTAAAAATCTCAAGAGCGTATTCTTTAGTTATTGGCTTATCTAATAACGTAACTCTTTGTCCGTCAGGATAATATGTATTACCGAAACCAATTGTAGGGATTTTTGCTGCGCATAGATATGGCTTAGAACTAAATCCTTCAAAATCTGTTATTAATTTATAACCATCTTTGTTTAATTTCATTTAAATGCTTTGAATAGTAGTGTTATTAGTGCTCCAAAAAGTATTACGAATGCTACCTTAAACTGATTTACATAGACTGATATTTCGTTCTTAAATTTCTCAAGATCTGCTACTCTATCGTCTACTTCTTTTACCTGATGGACCATTCCCTTATAATCATTAAACTCATTACCTAATAATGCTTGCTTAATTTCTTTAATATCTCTGCTTAATTGTTCAAGATTATCCATTCTTCTTAGTTAATCGTTCAACAATATTCGTAGCTCCTTCTATTCCAATATAAACAGTAGCTATAATAACCCAGTCAGAAGAAGTAAGACTTCCTGAAAATAATCCACCGCAAGCAGTTATGAAAACTAATAGCTTGCGTGAAATCCACTTACTTAAAATTATATCTATCTGTTCTTTACTCATCTTACCAAAGTGCCACTACTTTTTCTATATTACTAAACTCTAGTATTTCAGTTACGCTAAATGGAAGTACAGCACCTTGAATAGGATTAGTAAATCTAACTTCATCTCCAGATATATTTTTTACTATAATATATGAGCCTACAGTAGACGATCCTATATATAGATTACACCCTGAATTTATTACTCCAGATACAGATTCTATAGATAATGGAAGAACACCTAAATTTAAATTTAAACCTCTTAAGTATTGTTTTTTTGTTACGTTCATAGTATTTTGTTTATTAATAAATTAGGGTTATTAAGTTTAGCCTTACGAGCAGCACATCCACAGTCCTTGCCAGTCTTCTTAGCAATACCATCTACCACAGACTTTATACCTGTGGCAGTTGTCACTTTCTCTATTGCATCACCTAATAACATTACTTCTTTTTTACTTTCATTAATGTCTTGGTAGTTTTCTTACCAATCACATTTTTAATACCAGCAAGATCTTCTTTTCTTTCCATTTTCTTGCCTTCAGTTTTTTCGTGCTTCATCATTGATGATTTCGATGCGTAAATTTCTTTTTTCATAGTTTAACAAGTTTTACAAGATGTGTCTTTATTTTTATTACTCGATAAGACTCCCTTAGTCTAATTACTTTTTGCCTTTTCAGAATTTATATTGGCTCTTTCTTGGATTCTTTTTCTATATTGATCAAAAGATTCGTCAGAAGTTTTATTTTTATTATAATCATCTATCTTTTTTTCAATAACCACTTCCTTACGAGTAGTAGGAGTAAATTTATCATCCTTCTTCATAAGAGGTGCTGAAATTTCAGCCTTTTTAGTTCCAGCTGTTTTAGGAATAACAGCAGAAGTAATCTCTCTTGAACCTGATGTACTCTTTACCTTAGATCCTACAGAGGATATTGATGGTGAAGTATTTGTTCTTCTTGATGTAGATTTTGAAGACTTATTGTCCCAAGACTGTCTGTATGTTACAGCTCCAGTGTCTGGATCTGTAGTTTGAGTTCTCTTAATAATTGGATCTGACTTTGTTCCAGCCTGCTGTGCTAATCTCTTAGATGCAATAGCCGCTAAGGCAGAGTTTTTCATTGGAATATTTTCCATTACTTCTTCTTTTTACTTTTACCAGCAACACTCAATGCAATTGCAATTGCTTGTTTCTGAGGTTTACCATGTTTCATCTCAGTTCTAATATTTGAACTAATTGTCTTCTGACTACTTCCCTTTTTTAACGGCATTTCCTTGTTTTTTAATATTACCCTTTAGATAAGACATTTTTCCATCTAAAGATTTATTTGAATCCCATTTTTTCGCTAATTCTATTGTCTTCTTTAACGGCATTGTTATTTGTTTTATCTTTGCAAAGATATAAAATATAATCTAATGGAATTTAACTCGAAATTACGTAAAAACTACGACAGGAACGAACCAAAGTACGACTATCTAAAATATTACAAGGTAGTTAGGTACTGGGTAAAACGAAAATATGGTGTTGGAACATCAGATCTTGAGATGTTGTGCTTCTTATATACTCAAAAACTATTCAAGCGTACAGACTTCAAAGAATACGAATGCCTATTCGCATGGGATGTAAACCGATTCCAACGTCTAATGGACGAGGGATGGATCTCAAAATGGCGTGAGCGTAGAGGTACTGAGGGAGCACTATACGAACTATCTCAGAAGGGTAAGCTGCTGATAACCACCGTATACCGTAAACTTAATGGTGAGGAACCAATCTCTGAGGCTCAGCAGAATAATCCTTTGTTCAATACCAACGTGTCATATACTGATAATATGTACAAACGTATTATAAAGACCATGAACCGAAACTATGCTGAACAAAGAAGGCTGAAGAAGATAGACGAGATCGCCTTTCAAAAACAGCCTTCTACTATTAAAAAAAGAGAAGCTAGAGGACTACCACCACATCCCTTTCTTGAATTATAGTGTAGGGTATGTTCTCTATCAACATAGTGTATCCAGCTCCCTTATCGTAGTAGATATAATCTCCCTCGTTAACGCAATCTACATTCGTGCCTGGCTTAACCACCAGTCCTTTCTTATATCTGAACTTCTCAGCATCACTGCCAGTAAGTAATAGACCAGAGTCAGTTTTAATCTGTTCATCTATCGTTGTGATTAAAATGTATTTATTTATGGGAATTGCCGTCATATTACGCTCGTGTCATTGTTATAATCGCGTTAGTACTCAGTATTGTCGTGGCTACACTCACCGCATTCTTCAGTGCGTTCTTCGTTACCTTCAGAGGATCAATTACTCCCATCTTGAACATATCTCCATACACCTCATTCTTAACATCATATCCCTGATCCTTACCAAACGGAACCTCCATCACCTCATAACCATCCAACCCAGCATTGGTCATGATCTGTAGCAATGGTGCCTGTATCGCCCTTGCTATAATATGCATCGCTGCATACTCGTTGGCACTAATATCATCAATCGTATCATCTGCATTGGCAATGATCGTGTAAGACTCACTAAACAAGGCTAGTCCTCCACCTGGCAATATACCCTCCTCCAATGCTGACCTAACAGCACACACAGCATCATCAACCCTATCCTTACGTTCCTTCTGCTCAAGGTCTGAGTTACCACCTACGTAAATAACACCAATACCTCCTGTCAAACTCGCAATACGCTGCTTGATAAAGTCCTTATCTCCCTTACGGTCAGACAAGTTATAACTATCCCATAACTGAGCTACTCTCTCGTTGATCTCATCACTCGCTACCTCTGATCTAACAATCACCGTACTATCTCTACCAACAATGATCTTGTCTGCTCTACCCAAGTCTTCAATACCTATCAAGCTCAAGTCATCTCCAGTACTCTCTGAGAAATACTTTGCTCCAACAGCCAGTGCAATATCTCCCATCAACTCATTCCTCTTGTAACCAAACTGAGGAGGTATAATATTACATATCTTAAGGTTGTTCTGTACTACGTTGGCAGCCAGTGTGTTAATAACATTCTGACTACACGTACCAATAATCAACAACTTCTTCTGCTGCTGAATCACTGGCTTCAACACCTTCTCGATTGATAAGATATTACTTATCTCCTGGTCTGTAACAAGTACCAGCACATCATCCATAATGCACTCATCCTTCTTATGGTTGTTGATGAACATATTCGATGTATAACCTCTATCGATCTTAATACCATTGGTTACCTGTGTGTATGTCTCTGCAGTCTGAGAATCCTCAATGGTAACAATACCATCCTTACCTACCTTCTCATAAGTATCTGCAATAATACCACCAAGCTCAGAATCATTATTTGCAGATATTGATGCTACGTTCTTCAATGTCTTACCGCTAACCTTCTTAGACCTCTTCTCCAAACTAACAACTAACTTATCAGTCACATCGTTAATATGTCTAATAACCTCTGTGATGTTATGCTTCTCATTCAAAATCTCCTGACCTTGCTTAACAATAGCCTCTGTAAGTACAATCGCTGTAGTGGTTCCGTCACCAGCACTCGTAGCTGTACGATCTGCCGCCTCCTTCATCATCTTAACCGCAAGGTTCTCTACTGGATCAATCAAGTAGATAGACTTTGCTACAGTAACTCCATCTTTTGTTACTGTAATTCCGTGTGTATGTTCTGGTGATTCAATCAAGACAGTCTTACCTCGTGGTCCGAGTGTACTCTTAACCGCCTTGGCAATAGTAGTAATACCATTAATTAACTTATCTCTTCCTTCTGTATCGAAGACTAAATCCTTTGGACTGTAACTCATTTTATTTAATTTTATTGTTTCTTAGGACAAATATACAACTTTTTTTAATGCAAAAAACGCAGAGCATCTAGGCTTGCGTTTCTTGATTTCCTTCATCCAAATGGAATGATGAACTATTAGTTATATACTCTTATTTCAATTAAATAATTATTAAGCACAGAATTAACTGTAAGACCTGCTACACTAGTGACTAATATTCTAATAGAATTAGTATCAGCAAGATTAGAATAAACAAAAAATGAAGAATAGCCACCATCATCAGAGGTTGCTCCGCTATGTACAACACAAGATTTATCAGATGGAGAAAATAATCCGCTTGAATTAATAAAATAAAACCCTTGATCACTATAAGTAAACCAAATATTACCAATAGTATTTTCTAATACATTTGCTATTGGAGCACCTGCATCATATGATAATCCAACAGCACTATCAATTCCCCAGGTAGGAGTTGTACCTGTTGCTACAAATACTGTTCCTATATCATTGTTTGAAGCTCCTATTACAGTAAAATCATATCCTGTTCCAAGTGGACCATCCTCAATAATAGTATATGTTACACCTATTGTAGTGTTTCCACTATATAATCCAATATTATCACTAGTACCACTCTGTGATAATAAAGCTGTATAAACCTTATATCCCCTAATATCATCAAGAGTAAATACCTCAGTCTGATCATTAATCAACTTGCTCCTTCTCTCAGTTAGGTCAACACTTGGTGCAATACCTATAAATCTAAAGTCTGTTGACATTACTTCTTCATGATTATGTTATGACGCATAGGTCCTTGCTTCATAGCATCTGCCATAGCCATAGCATTAGCCATGTTCATATTCTTACTCATCTGTTTCTGAGCCTTAGCAGCTCTTACAATCTTTGTAATACCAATCGTCTGATCTGGCATCGGATTGTTTATGTTACTGTTCTTCATAGTTATTATTTTTCTTGCAAAGTTACAACTTTAATTCATTTATCCATCTGATATGTACACTGATAAATAACAAGTAAAGTATAAACTCACCATAGTCATACTCCTCATCAATATTATACAATGCCCATCCCAATACCAATCCTAAACTCAATCTATTCTGAATCTCTATCTCCATATTACTTTCTTTTACTTTTCTCTAAATCACTCATAAACGTATAGTCAGAATAATCATAATCATTTATAATGCTCTTCTCACTCGGAAGATCCTCTTCTCCATTTCTTACCTTCTGATTTATTATTCTCCTAGTAGTTCTCCAGTACCATCTCGTTGATGGCTTATCCCTAACTATCGGTTTCTTTACTGAACGACTCATAGGCAAAGATATAAAAAATTTGTTAGAAATTTATAGTGATTGGGTTATACCCCATTCTACGTAAAATTTCCCCAAAAGGAAACCGATTAAAAAACAACCCCTGGGGTACCATTTTCAACATTTCGTCCCAAATTTCTACCTTTTTTGGGACAGACAACTCCAGGACGACAACAGTCATGACAATATATGTCATCAGGCTAGCTACTACGCCACTACCTACAAGCTCCAGGCGGTGACCTTAGCTAGTTGTTGCGTCGATCTTCCTTGTACTTATCTATCACTTCTTTATATGTGAACTCCTTTGGATCGATAACCTTTGGAACTTTCTTTGCATCTCGTTGATCTTTACGCATCTTACATATTGCGTACTTATTATTAGCATAATTCAAACGTGCCCTTTCATTAACTAACGATCTATTTTTAGAATTGTAATTCCTTTGCCGTTGGTTTACTATTGATTTTTCTTTTTCAGCGTTTATAACTCTTGTTTCATTACGTTTGTTTTGGATCATTGCATAATCATAATATATGATCTCGCACTCAAAACAATTATCCACGTAACCACGTGTTAAAAATTCGTTCTGTTGAAACTCCCTCGTTTCTTTTTCTTGCTTACATTTTAAACATTGCATATCGTTATAAATTAAAAATGCCCTAAATAAAATTTGTAGGATCTCAAGCTACAAAAAATATAAAGGGCTAATGTTTTTAAGTTACCTATTTTGAGATCGTAACTACATTACAAAAATACAAAATAAACCAATACACTATTTAGTGACACTACCATGACAGATTTACTACCAGGTTAAAAGCCTATAAACACTAAGAAGTTAAAATCCACTACCAGGTTTTGTGACGATGTTGTTTTTGTGAGTATCAATGTTTACAGTATCTGCGTCGATTATTGAGGTTTTATAGTAAAATATAGGTACTACAGCCTTAATAAATGTACTAAGACAACTATTCTTTTTTTTTTTTCATAATCATAAAAAAAATCAGAATGAAATGATAAAATCCTTCTTAGCCCTTTGGTATCAAGACTTAAGACCATGACAAACTTTTTTAAAAACGTCGCACTACCTGGTAGTAAATGACACTGAATTTAAAGAACCCGCACCAATGCTACAAAGTTACTACCAGGTTGGTCTAAAAAAACGTCGCAGTCAATGGTGGTAAGGGTTAACGGTGTATTGTTGTTTTATTGGTCTCTGCAGGTGCTTTATTTATTGGTATTTTGATTCTAAGGCAAAAACTCGAACTTTTAATGCTAGTGTATGTATTGGTTTATTATCGTGGCGCAAATGTACCTTAAAATCGATTTTAGACATACTTACGTGTGTCATAGCCCCTGCCTTATTTCAAATTTCAAAATATCATCTATATATATAGTACATTAAAACGATAAAGCCCCTATTCTATTGACTTGTATAAGATATTAACTGTTAAACGTTATTAATTGCGCTACTATGCAATACATACTAGTTAAGTAAACAAAGGGTTTCTAAAAATAAAGTGTTAAAGTTATGTTAATTATTTGCGGGAACCAAATACCTGCCGTATGTTTGTACTGTCAAAACAAACAAACGATGAAGAATATATCAAATGTTAAAGTTTTGTTAAAAGTTTGCAGGTATCAAATAAAAGTATTTAATTTGTACCATAATGAAATAGAGACCACATATTTAAAAAGTGGCGGACTGATAAAACAGGATAAAATAGGGTAAGTCTACTCTGGAGTTGAAACCGAAGACCACGAGCTATCTAAATAGGAATAGACGTGTACGTATACGGATAACAACAGTCCGTACTGATGAGCCACGGAATGGCGAAACGTAACAACATATATTATGAGTACAATATCTGACCATGATTTTTTAGTATTAATATGCACGGTATACTTTGCATTATTTGCAGGTGCATTATTAATAGCATATTTAAACGAAAAATTTAACTAATAACACTATATATTATGAAAACACTAACACAAAAAGAAGTCCTTAGCATGACTAAGCAGGAGCGCAAGGAAACGCTAGACTACTACGAAGATTTATGTTGCAATACGGACTATATTACAAACGATATAGAGTATAGCATCTACGCTAGAAACGTTGAATTATTAATATCAAAAATAGAATACAATGAATATTGAGACCTACACACAAATGTACAAGGGCACGGAAAGAATTATCTACCGTGCCAACGTAGGCACCGCCACAATAGAGGCGGGTAGCCTAGACAGATTAAAAGAACTAGTAGCAACCCATAAGGACATAACCCAAGGAACATTTAAATAATGAAAAAATCAATCTTACAACTAGCAATCGGCACCATAGGCGTGCTATCTACATCGAGTATAGTAATAATCGCGTGCATAATAGCAGGCATAATAACACTAAGGAAATAATGACAAATTTACAACTAATGCAAAATATTTTCTACGGCAAAGCCAAAATGGAAACAGTTAACAACATAACTAGATTAGTTAGTTACAACACGGAAGTGGCGAACTACAACCACGATACAAATGTAATGACCGTTAACGGTTGGTACAGTGCAACTACAGCAAGGCATATCAACGCCTTCTTAGAATATTACGGATTTGACAAATGTAACAAACAACAACTTAATAATTATGGAATTTAAAAACACTTACAACAGTAGCAGGTCAGGTTTTAGTCACACGTCGGAACTATACAATGACAATGGAATTTTAATAGCAACGGCTAAATGTAACTACATAAACCGCACATGGGAAGTATATCCGTTTCAGTCTTCAAAGCGTCAGGCAGTCGCTAAGGCTATAGACAACGAGATTAAGAGCATAAAAACACAAAGTGGTATTAAGAGACTAACCAAAGAAAAACAAGCCGAAATAGAGGCTTATTCGAGCATTATCCAACAATTAAAAACTTTATATAAAACATTATGACAGTAACACAAGCAAAAGAAGTACTTAAAAACAACGGTTACTTCGTAGAAAATTTATGGCACGTGAATGACGTGCAGGACAACTTCGAGTGCGACGAAGAAACGGCTCAAAATATATTGTATTGGTCTATGACTAGCCCTACAGTGATTGAGTACATTAACGAGACAATTAACTTAGTAGCAACAAACGAAAATCTTAACACAAAATGATAACAGTAAACATAGGACTAAACAACAATGCAGTGGAGAATATTTACAAATACTTCATGGAGCACGTAGGCTACAAAGTAGTAACCTTTAAAATCGAGAACGGAGAGTACAACGGAGTAGACGAACCAACGGCAGTTTTAGGACTGTCAACGGACTATAAACTTACTTCTAAGATAATAGCCGACTTTGAAAAGATATGCTCTGTAATGACTCAACAGTGTATTGCTATAAGTAGTGATGAGTTTGATATGTTGGTTTACAGCCCAAACTTTGCAGGACAAAAACAAAAATTTAACAACAAATACTTTATATGAAGGCAACAATAGAAGTTAACAGAGGTAGTTACGGATTTGGTCACGAGTGGACGTTATTAGTAAGTACAAAAACAAAACACAATAGGCTATACCTAGGACAAGATTCAAAATTCTGTAACAGAGTCTTAGGAATGGAGCCGTCAGAGGTAGTGTTCAGAATAGGCACACGTGAGATTGACAACGGCACACGAGGTAACAAGGTATTGGCGAAGTTTATCTGTCAAAGATTAGGACTAAACGGAAGAAATATTAACAAGATAGAACCATGGGGATTATGTGCACAATAGAAAAAGCATCGGAATTGGCGCATAAAGACTTGCGCCTCATGGTAGACAACGAGCTAGACCTTTACACAACGGACGACAACGGAGACCTGAGGTATAAAGATTATTACAGACATATTTTTAACGACTTGTATAATGAATACTATAAATTTTTAAACGATGAGATTTAACGAACATACAACACACATGGAACAGACATTGGATCATTGGTACCAGGATTTGCCTTACCGTTTATTACAAAAAATATACGGCACAGATGATATAACAATGGAACTACAGCAATCATGGTACAAACTTACGTACAACCAAAAAAATAAGATATATGAGAGCAGAATATATTAAGATGCGCAACAGTAAGCAGTATAATCTAAATTGGTTCTACAAATACTACCTGGAGAACAGTAAGGATAGCATCGACATCAACACGTTTGGAATAATATTCAATCAGGTTCCGCTTGACAACATTTTGGTACATATTGATAATAAATTTGAACTTACAGGATTGTACGATAAAAACAACAACTTTATAAAAATAATAATATGAGAGTAATAAATGGACGTTGGGAAACCCAACACGGAGATAAAATAACAACACCACAACAACATCAGGACTTCACGGACAGACTAAACAGAGTCAAGCAGTTCGCCTCTGGCAGGTCATTAACACATCGCAAGGTAGAGGTATTGTTTAAGATACTGGATACCAATGACACAACGGACGGTGCCTTGACTAAGTTGTTGGATATGAGTAAGAAAGAACTTAAGAACCTATGTTTAGCATAGGAGACAGAGTGGTATGTGTTGACGCAAGTAAACAACCACACACGGCAGACGAATTGGCAGTAGACGTACCAAATTGGGTACAGCAGGACAACATATACACAATACGAGCGGTAGAGCATCACGACTTTGGTGCCGTAGGCGTACTGTTGGAAGAGATTGTAAACCAACCGAAGTATTTTAGGTTGGTAGATAAGGTAAAGGAACCAATGTTTGCAGAATGGCGGTTCCAAAAATTAAAAGAAAATGAAATTAAACAACAACAGTATGAAAATATCAATTTACAAAAGAGGGTTTACAGGCAGGCAGTTTGATCTGCATACACGAGACAACTTCTTCAAGGAAGAGTTTGTCATGAAGGTAAAATGGAATAAGATAGAGTTCACGAGACCTACGGTAGACACGAGGGCTCGTATCAGAAAGGCTACACCTAACAACGGAGCTTTTAAGTTCACGATAGTTATGGATGACGACTTCTGCGGAAGATACGAGATAGAGCAGGACGACGACAAACTAACAGTACAGCTAGTATGAAAGAAGAAACAATTGAAGAATTTGCTGAAAGATTTACGCCACAGCCAGATAAATGGACTATAAAAGAAATATTTATAGCAGGTGCTAAATGGCAACAAGAACAGATAGGCAAGTCAGAATTTCTACAAAAATTAAGAGCAACAAAATCTGATGCAGAAGCAAGAAGATTAATACTTGAACAATTTAAAAACAAATAAGATGGAAAAAGAAACACTTGAAGAAGCTGCTGAAAGAATTTGTAGTTGTGAAAGAGATATAACATTTTTTGAAATTGGTACTAAATGGCAACAAGAAAGAAGTTATAGTGAGGAAGAAGTATTAGAAATAATATATAAATTTAAACAAACTTGTCCTTATTTCATTGAAGAATGGTTTGAACAATTTAAAAACAAATAAGATTATGGAGTATATATTAATATGGTTGAGCTATGAGTTTATAAGACCAAAAGTAATTTGGTTATGGTATTATTTAATTAATAAAGCAAATGAATAAAGATATAATTTTTGAAGAGGCTTACAACGATAGGCTAGGGGTTAAGATAACAACGCCAGACTCAGTATCAGTAATACATAGAGGCGTTAAGGTGGAGAATAAAGACGGTAAGGTAAGGGTACTGAATATGGCTCTCAATGGAGACTTCTATATGGAGATAACAGACGAGCAGTACAAGGTATTCTTTGAGAAAGGTTTTAGGCAAGGAGTCTATGAGGTGTGCATGACGAACTATAAGCGTACATTAGAGACACTATCTAATGACATACGGAAGGAAGTATCCAAGCGTAATAATGTAAAGCACTACGAGGCTTTAAAAGAGTACAGAACAATAATAATGAATAAAATAACAGAAGTAATTAAATTAAAACAAGCAATATGAAAATAGCAATGATATGCAGTCGAGAACAGTTTGACGCAATTAAAGACAGGTTAACAAATTGTGATCTGATAACAAATTTTGATAAGGCTCCTTATCTAATAAATTGTTACAGACAGTCAAGTATTATAAATTTAACATACAAGTATGCAAATGCTTGGGCAGATGAATTTTACGATGAATGGAACGAAGAAATATTCTTAAAAGCATGTGGCATAGAGACAGAAAATGTATTTCAATTCTATTCAGAATTATTAAATGAATGGTTAGACCTATTACCTGATAGAAAATACAGAATTAAACCAGACCACTCAAAAGAGATTGCAGAGTTAGAGAGAAAAATTGAAGAACTTAGGTCTCTTTAGAAACATTATAAAAAAAGTTGTATCTTTGTAACGTAATATTTGGTAGAGAACTTATTACATTAAAGATTTTTTAAAAACCCTATGATGCGGAACTCTACTTCCAATTCATGGGGTATTTTATTTTAAATAACATGAAGATATGTACAAAATGTAAGGTTGAGAAAGAATTTAGTAACTTTTATAAACAAAAAAGTCAAAAAGATGGGTATAATGTTTGGTGTAAAAATTGTTGTAAATATTACGCAGAAAGTAAAAAAGATTATCAAAAACAATACCGTTTTGATAATAAAGAAAATGCAAAAGAATATCAAAAACAATATTATTTAGAAAATAAAGAAGAATTAAAAAAATATTATTTAGATAATAAAGAAGAAATATTAAAAATTAAAAAACAATACCGTTTAAACAATAAGGAAAAAACAAAGGAATATAATAAACAATATCGTTTAGAAAATAAAGAAGAATTAAAAAAATACCATGCACAATATAATTTTAATAACAAAGAATATAAAAAACAATGGGATTTAAATAATAAAGGTAAGTTAAATAAAAATAGAATAAATAGAAAATTAAATGATCCTTTATTTAAATTAAGTGGAAATATAAGAACAAGAATATACCAATCCATTAAAAATCAAGGTTATTCTAAAAAATCAAAAACTTATGATATACTTGGATGTTCTTTTGAATACTTTAAAAAACACTTAGAACAACGATTTGCTGATGGAATGAACTGGAATAATTATGGAGAGTGGCATCTTGACCATATATATCCAGTATCATTAGCAATTGATGAAGAACATTTAATAAAACTTAACAATTACACAAACTTCCAACCATTGTGGGCGGAAGATAATAGAAAAAAATCAAATAAAATAGAAATTTTAAAAAATAAATAAGATGAGACTAGACGACAACTACAGTATTGACACAGACGGAGCAGGAACGGTTCTAAACTTTCAACAACAACGCCAGAGAGAAAAGAATAAAATAATGGTAGATTTTTTACATAAAGACCAATGGTTTTTCCTATCTTTGCCCCAGGCATTGAATAAGTATCTGGATCTGAAGATCGAAGGATCGGAAGATGTTAGGGATTGCTTGAATAAAATCGAAGAAGTTAGACAAATAATTAAACAAATTAAATAAAATGGAAGTATTCAAAAAATTATCAGCAATAGACGTAAAGTCAAAGATTGCAAGGAAAGGAAACCAAGACTATCTTTCTTGGAGTAATGCATGGAGCCTAGTGAAGCAAGAGTTTCCAACGGCACAACGAGTTGTATATGAAGATAACCTAACAGGTTTAAACTACTTCAATGACGGTAAGTCAGGCTATGTAAAGGTTGGAGTTGTGATTGAAGGTCTGGAGCATATTGATTATCTACCAATTATGGACTTTAGAAACAAGTCGATTAAGATTGAAGATATTACATCAATGGACGTGAATAAAACAATACAAAGATCTATGACTAAGGCTATTGCGATGCACGGACTAGGATTGTCGCTATGGTCTGGAGAGGATTTAGTTACTGTAGCTAAGACAGAAAAAGTAGTTACGCTAGTAGACCTAAACATAGGTGATGCAAATTGGGATAAGGTTCTGGACTATATCAAGGCTAACAAGCAGTTAGGACTTGCACCAATCATCAAGAACCTGCAAGTAAAGTACAAGATTGATACATTAACAAAAAAAGAACTAGGAAAGTATGTTGGATAAATTAAGAAATGATGAAGATTATTACGGAGAATACGGATCACAATTCCTATCGAATAGTACGGTAGGAGTTCTGCTGAGTAACCCAAAAATGTATGGAGTAAAACAAGATCCAACAGTTCCAATGCTACAAGGAAGTTACTTCCATACGGCACTTCTGGAGCCTGAGAAGTTAAACAACTTCGAGATTGTCGAGGCAAGTACAAGGAACACAAACATTTACAAAGATGCATCTCAGGGTAAACTACTTCTTCTTAAGGGAGAGGTAGAGAACCTAGAGGAGATGGTAAGAACTATCAAGTCAAACTTCTTCTTCTACGAGAATATTTATAAGGACGGTAACGTGTACGAAGAACCTGCGATTATGGAGTTGTTCGGACATAAGTTCAAAGGTAAGGCGGATATTGTAACAGATGAGATGGTGATTGACATCAAGACAACATCGAACATCAAGGACTTTAGATGGTCAGCTAAGAAGTACAACTACGACTCTCAGGCCTATTTGTACCAACAGTTTTTTGACAAGCCTTTGATCTTCTATGTGATCGACAAGACAACTCATGAGCTAGGGGTATTTGAGCCTACAGAAGACTTTGTGTTAGGAGGTAGAGATAAGGTGCTCAGAGCAGTAGAGATCTACGAAAAGTTCTACGGTAAAAATAAAACTGAAGATATTAATAACTACTACATAAGAGAAGTTTTGTAGATAAAATGTAATAAATACAAATATTTGTTTTATATTTGTAATTCAGCTACGTGGTATAGTGGTATTATCTTGAGCCTTTTACTTAAGGACGCAGGTTCGATTCCTGCCGTAGCGCAATAAGCAGCGTTAGGCAACACCACTCGAGAGGTTAAATAAAGAATTGCCTTTTATATGTCTGAGAGATAGCATCTCTCCGAATAACATGCTTAAACAGAGTGGCTGAGTGGAGAGGCACGCGGTATTGAAAGATATGCCGTGATATGTAGGTTCGAATCCTACCTCTGTTACAAACTGAAAATCCGACAACAGTAAAAAAAGGTAGGGAACACATTAAAATTAAATAAAATGTCAAAATTATTAAGCGTTTCAATCGATGTTACGAAAATTAAAAAAGAATTATTAGTTGCAGGTGCAAAAGGAACGTACCTAAACTTAACGGTCTCATTGAATGACGAAGAAGACAAGTTCGGAAACACTGTTTCTGCTTGGCAGTCACAGAGTAAAGAAGAAAGAGAAGCTAAGGTAGACAGAAATTTCTTAGGAAATGGGAAGGTAGTCTATGACTCTGATGGAGCTAAGAAACCAGCACCAGCACAACAACCACAAGAGGCAGACGATAGTCTTCCATTCTAAAACTAACCAAGCCTCCTTCACGGGAGGCTTTTTTAACAACACAAATTATGGAAAGTATAGCAGCATTTATTGTAGGTTACTTTTTTGCACACTTTATAATAACATTAATTGAATTTTACGAGAAATGGAAATAAAGAAAACAACAGTAATAATTGGTAGAAGAGCAAGCGGTAAGTCAAGAATTGCGGAAGCAATGGCTTGCAACTTCAACACGATAAGAATAAACCTACCTATAGGTAGTTTTAGTTATAGTATGTGCAAAAAAGATACAGAAGTAATAATATTTGACGAAGTAAATAATATAAACACATTAGTAAACATTATTTTTAGCACGTATGATTATGTATTAGTAGAAAGACCTGGCAAATCAATATTTTACATAACTCCAAAAATAATAATAGTTTGTAGTGAAGAAATAACAAGAGACGCTATTGAAAAACTTGGAAGTAGTTTAAATAGAAGAATTAATATAATAGAGACTATATGGAAGTAACGATTTTCAGAGACATCAAGTCAACATCAACACCATTCTTCAAGACAATTGGTGTGATGCTTGATAGGATCCAGAACGGTGCCTCTAAAGACATCGTTGAAGGTATCAGAAACGAGAAGGACAAGTCCACTCGTAATATACTAAAGCAACAACTACCTGCGGTGTGCTTCTCAGGTAAGTTCACTAAGCGTGAGGATAAGGCTATTTTAGAGCACTCAGGGTTCATTTGCCTAGACTTTGATGGTTATGCTACAGAGAAAGAAATGAAGGCTGATAAGGCTGTAATTTCAAAGAATAAGTATACCTATTCTGTGTTTGTTTCACCGTCTGGGAACGGACTCAAGGTGATCGTAAAGATACCTAGGGATATTGAGAACCATAAGAACTACTTCAACTCATTAGAGAAACACTTCAACTCTAAGTACTTCGATAAGACCTCAAAGAATATCTCAAGGGTATGCTACGAGTCATACGATCCAGAGATATATGTGAACACCTCAAGCGAGCTATGGAACACACTGTCAGAGCACGAGTATATTGAGATGGATAAGGTAACATCTAAACCAACCATTCCTATAACCAACGAGAATAAGATAATCGAGATACTTATGAAGTGGTGGACTAGGAAGTACGGACTTGTTGATGGTGAGCGTAACAATAATGTATTCATACTAGCCTCAGCATTCAATGACTACGGAGTAAGCAAGTCGTTGGCAGAGTATGTTATGGGGCAGTTCGACAGTCAGGACTTTCCAATGCAAGAGATCAGAACCATTATCGACTCAGCATACAGACAGACTCAGAAGTTCGGTACAAAGTTTTATGAAGATGATGACAAGTTGACTCAGGTTCGACAGAAGATCAAGCGTGGAATTTCCAAGAAAGAGATCAAGTCTGAGCTAATGGGTTTGAACATATCGGAGAATGCAATTGACGATGTGATCGATACAATCGACAGAGACGAGGCAAGTCAGAAGTACTGGAGCAAGTCAGACAAGGGAGCCATAAGCATCATTCACTACCTATTCAGAGAGTTCCTGGAGGACAACGGATTCTTCAAGTACATGCCAAATGGTGGCAAGAGTTACATCTTTGTAAGAGTAACCAACAACCTCATCGACCATACGTCAGAGGACGAGATCAAAGACTTTATACTAAACCATTTACAAACAATCGATGACTTATCAGTTTACAACTACTTTGCAGACAAGACTAGGTTCTTTAAGGAGGACTTTCTATCTCTATTATCTTCTGTTGATGTATATTTTATGGAGGATGACAAGGACAATGCGTACCTTTATTACAAGAATTGTGCTGTTCGCATAGACAAGGACAGCATCGACATCATTGACTATATCGATCTTGGTGGTTATATATGGGCAGACCAGGTGATCGATAGAGACTTTAACATTTGTGAGATCACAGACTGTGACTTCAAGACATTTATATCAAACGTATCAAACGATGAACAGACTCGCATTGACTCTCTTGAGAGCACGATTGGATTCCTTATGCACGGATATAAGAATTTATCTTACTGTCCTGCGGTCATTCTAAATGATGAGGTAATCACAGATAACCCAGAGGGCGGGACTGGTAAGGGGTTATTTACCAATGCAATATCTCAGATGAAGAAGTTAGCCTTTATCGATGGTAAGAGCGTGAACTTCGATAGTTCGTTCCCATACCAGACCGTGTCAGTTGATACCCAGATACTTGCGTTTGATGATGTTAAGAAGCACTTCAACTTCGAGAGGTTGTTCAGTGTGATTACAGAGGGTATAACCTTGGAGAGAAAGAATAAGGATGCAATGCATATTCCATTTGCGAAGTCTCCTAAGATTATTATCACAACAAACTACGCCATCAAGGGTAAGGGTAACTCATTCGAGAGACGTAAGTGGGAGCTTGAGTTCAAGCAGTTCTATACCAAAGAGTTTACTCCGTTGGTAGAGTTTGGTAGGTTATTGTTTACTGAGTGGGATGACAACGAGTGGTGCAAGTTCGATAACTATATGATCAAGAGTTTACAGGCATACCTAACAACAGGTTTAGTCAAGAGTGAGTTTGTTAATCTTAAGATCCGTAAGTTATCGGCAGATACTTGCCACGAGTTTATTGAGTGGGTTGGGCTGATGGATGATAAGCCTACGATTACGTTGGGAGAGATACTGTACAAGCAAGATTTATATCTTGACTTTATCCAAGACAATCCAGACTTTGCACCGAAGGCTAAGATGACAATATCACGGACTATATTTTACAAGTGGTTAGTATCGTATGGTTTATTTGTTACTGGAGTTACTCCTTTAGAAGGACGTAACAACACTGGCAGATGGATCAAGTTTAAGGACACGAGTATTAAGGAAGAAGAGGAAGAAATTAATGATGAATTTAAATTTTAAGATATGACACTAAAAGAAAAGCTTCAAGAAGAAGCAATACATATTAATGCATATAGTTTTAAATTAACAAAAGAATCAGCTGAACAATTTGAAGTTATAGCAGATGAATTTGCTATTGGGTTTGCAGGATGGTTCTTGATTAAATATCAAGAAAACGTTTTATTTGATAATGTTACTATTGAAAAAACATTAGAAATTTATAAAAAAGAAAAAAAAATATGAGACTAAATTTTTTATGGGATTGGACAGACTTTGGAATTATGTTTAGGGTATTTAGAAATCATAAACACAGAGAATATTATGCAAGTATTGATATACAAATCGCTTGGTTAGATATATGGATAGAAATAATTAAAAATAAACAAAATGGAAAATAAGTATACAGAAAAAGAGGTTCAGACAAACCTATCAATTCTAAGTAAAGCAGAGGATGAGTTATTACAGCAAAGAAAGGCTATAAATCAAGAACTATCTCGAAAAAGAAAGCAGATAGAATACTGGAAAGAATTAGACTTAAGTCAATTAAGAATATTATGACAGACTTTAACTGGTGCATAGAGAATGACTTTCAGGTTTATATAAAGCCTGAACATTCGTTTGCAAGGATATGCATCCGTAAGGGAGGTATAACATCTGAAGGTAAGGATTTCTACTATACAAACGGAGTAAGAGTTAATGTAGTAGAAAGAAGTGGAACAGTACTGTATAAGTCTCAGGACCTAGCAGCTAAGGAACTTAAAAAAGTATATAAATATTTAAGAGATGAAGATACTAAGAGACTACCAAATAAATAACGCAAATAAAGGCGTAGAAATTCTTAAAGATAAGAAAATTGTTTATCTTTGTATGAGCGTTAGAACTGGTAAGACAGCTACCTCAATGGAGATCGCAAGGTTATACGGAGCCAAGAATGTTTTATTCCTCACCAAGAAGATCGCAATGAACTCTATCAAGTCTGACTATAGCGAGTTTGGATATGCTAAGCACTTCTCTATGCAGGTGATGAATGACGAGTCAATGCATAAGCTCACAGCTAGTTATGACTTAGTTATACATGACGAGCATCACAGGTTTGGAGCAGAGCCTAAGCCAGGAAAGGCAACAAAGACGTTTAAGAAAATGTTTGGACACCTGCCAATGATCTTCCTATCAGGAACGCCTACTCCAGAGGGGTATAGTCAGATATATCACCAGTACTGGGTTTCAGCATACTCTCCATTTAGTAAGTATGCTAACTTTTACAAGTGGGCTAAGGACTTCGTTATTCCTGGGATAAAGTACACGAGTCACGGACCAACAGCCTGCTATAAGAATGCATACATAGACAAGATAAGACCTATCACTGATCCATACAATGTAACATACACACAAGAACAGGCTGGATTTGAGTCAGTTATAGAGGAAGAATGCCTGTATGTTGAAATGAAACCATCTACCTACAGTATGTGCGATAAACTGATAAAAGACTTGGTTATACAAGGTAAGGATGAGGTTATACTGGCAGATACTTCGGTCAAGCTACAGCAGAAGTTGCACCAGATGTATAGCGGAACAGTTAAGTTTGAGTCTGGTAATTCAATGGTTATTGATCTAAGCAAGGCAGAGTTTATACGAGAGCGTTTCAAGGGAGTTAAGATTGGGATATTCTACAAATTTATCGCTGAACTAGAGGCTTTACGTCAAGTATTTGGTGTCGAGAACTTGACAAATGATCTAGATGAGTTCAACTCAACAGATAAGTCAATAGCCTTGCAGATCATATCTGGGCGTGAGGGAATAAGTTTACAGAATGCAGAGTTTTTAGTGTTCTACAATATTGACTTCAGTGCTACAAGTTACTGGCAGGGGCGTGATCGTATGACTACAATGGATCGTAAGTTCAACAAGATTTACTGGATATTTAGCACAAAGGGAATAGAGAAAAAGATTTACAAATCGGTGATGGATAAGAAGTCTTACACATTATCACATTTTAAGAAGGATTATGATATCACATAAAATAGTAGTTGCCACTGAGTTTACTGAAAAATCTATGTTAGATATAACTGAAATTATAGAAAAAGTAAAAAACTCTTTTGAAAATGTATCTATCATTTCGATAGAGAACCTACCAATGAATTACGAAAAGTATGCTAGGTATACTTATAGAGTTAAATTTAATCACAACTTATACTTAGAATCATGACAGCAAAAGAGAAAGCAAAAGAGTTAATAGATAAATACACTGACTTAACTAATGATTGTGATTGTTTAGAATATATGTGTATATGTTTTAGGATTGGAGAGTATGATGCTAAGCAATGTGCATTAATAGCAGTTGATGAGATATTAAAAGAATATGGAACATATTACAAAGTAGAAGTAAATGGTAAATATGTATCCTATTGGCAAGAAGTTAAACAAGAAATAGAAAAACTATGAGAAATTTTGATTATTTAAGAGCATACTGCTCACCGTTTAAACCGCCTAGACTAAGTTTCTATTGTGGTAAAATTACACTTGGAACACCTTACTTCTACCCAAGAAAATGGGTAAGGAATAAAGAAAAAGAAGGATACCTAACAGCAGTTCCTAGAAAGATAGGGTTTGACTTTGTGCCATTAGGCTGGAAGACAAAATATGATGATTATAGGTTCGAGTTTAGCCCAATGATTAGTTTCGTATTCCTTAAGTGGCAGATTGCAGTTACATTTGTTGCACCACATGACGTTGACCATTATTGGGAGTCTTGGCTATATTATACAAGAGAAACTAAAGGAGATACAGCAGAAAGAGTTGCACTTTGTAGACAATTAGCTCCGCAGACTTGGACCAGACATCACCAAGACGGAACAAAGGAAACTACAGATTATTACAATTTAATTTTAAAAAAGAAGTGGTTATGAAAAATAGATTTAACATAGATTTCTTTGAGTTCAGCTTCTTAGTTGAGACATGTATTCCTCCAAGACCAATAGCAAGGGCGATGTTCTGGGATGATGTTATAAACAAGCACTATAACGAACTTACAGAAAATGAAAGAGCAAGGTTATACGAGTGGGTAAATAGATGTTATGGAATGCAAGATGGACTAGAGAAAGAAAATGAGGACTGTATGATTTTTAATGCTAGGTTTGATCCAGATAATCAGTATAAGATTCGCACCAATTATAAAGGTAAAGACGAAATTCACGATGCCTTTAAGTGGAAAGAAAGATATTATGTAGCTAAAGATAGATCAATAGAAGATAAGTATATAATGGATATTGAAAAACTTATAAACTAAAAAACTATGGCAAGTAAGTTTCAGACTAAGACAAAGAAATACTACGAAGAAAACGGATGGATAGTCATTAATACTATAAAACTTAGTGTTAGTGGCTACCCTGATCTGTTCTGTTTCAAAGATGGCAAGACTCTATTTATAGAGTGTAAAGAAGGTGGAGATACGATTAAGCAATTGCAAAAGTATCGAATAGATGAGTTAATTAAGCAAGGATTTGAGGCATTCTGCCTCCACGCAACTAAAGGAAAAATATACCCAAATGATAGAGAAATTTAAGAAAATAATAGAATTAGAAACAGGAGTAAATGTTGAAATTGTATCCAGAAAGAAAAACTTTATAGAGGCTAGAGCAATATACTACAAGCTACTCAGAGACATATCTGGTATGACATTTCAGGCTATTGGTGACACTGTTAACAAGGACCACGCTACTATACTACATAGCTTGAAAAGTGTTAATAACTGGATGAAGTATGATACTGTGTTGGCTGGTAAGTATAAGAACATACTATACGCTATAGATAATATAGACGAAACAGATTTCAATAGTGTTAGGTATGAGAATATGATGTTAAATCTAAAGATAGTTGAGCTTAATAAACAGATAAAGAAACTATCAAATAATAAGTTCTATGAGCTTGTAGATAAGATACCATACGAAAAGGAGGAGCTTTTATACGATAGGTTTAGCACAATCGTCAGAATGAATTGTTAATAACTTTATTTGCAAGTAAGCAAAATTGTTTATAAATTTGATAAAAAAAGATATGGAATACATTAACAGTACAATGAAGAATATCAATGACTTAACAGATGAAATCTATGAAGGTCTTGCAGATGGCGACACGGCAGCGTTGAATAAAAGTATAGTTACTCTTATAGCTGTTTTAAAGGATGTTCAACAATCAAATAAGGAAGAGTTATGAGAAGATTTAAATTAATAAAAGAGTATCCAGGAAGTGAAAATATAGGGGATATACATTCAGGGTGTAATTCTTATGAAAAATACCCAGAGTTTTACGAAGAAATTTTAGAAGTTAATTTTATGGTTTCTTTAACTGATATGCCTTTTCATAATGCTTGGGAGCCAATTAAAGTAGATGCTATTAAGTTAGATACAGATACTAAAAAATACTTTAGTTCGAAAGAAGGAGCTAGAGATTTTATAATACAGTATAAACCTTGCTTAAGTTATAACGAAGTAAGAGGACTTATTAGTCACATATATTTTGGTTCAACATCTCATCAAAAATTATTTGAACTTGTAAAATCAAGAATATGAAAGAGTACAAAAATAGATACGGAGATATTTATACCTTCACTAAAGATGAGAACCACGATATTCTTTGGGAAGGTAACTTCGAGTGGTGCGGTTTTAGTATGCCAAACGATTATTCAATGGCATATGCTGAGTACCTAAGAGAGGGTGGAGATATGGAACTTGATGAGTTCAAGACCGAAGTTCATAAGTGGGATGACAAAGCATTTGAACACGTATATCCAAAGTATATCAAGATGGTTGATTGCTTAAGAAACGAGATAGACTCGGTGGATCCGAGCGGTGGATGTTATATATCCAGAGGAATGTCTTTAGATTTTTTAGGATTTAAAAACTGTATAGTTGAAGATTTCAAACCTATACCAACAGGGTATAAAATAATAACTGATAAAAATGGAGCCAATTCATAAATTCAATAACGGTAGAGGAGCTACATATTTAACAATTTAATAATGGTACAGGAGCTAGTTATTCAATAATAGTTTGTATATTTGTTGTATGAAAAATATAAAAATATACAAACTGCTACATCCCATAACTAATGAGATTAGATACATAGGTAAAACCAAAAATGACTTATCACTAAGATATAGTCAACATATTGCTAGAGCAAAACAAGGACATGATTCACATGTTTATTCTTGGATAAGTAAGTTATTAAAAGATAATTTAAGACCAACAATAGAGCTAATTGAAGAATGTACTGAAAATAACTGGGAAGAAAGAGAACAATATTGGATTTCTTTTTATCCTAACTTAACTAATATATCAAAAGGTGGTATAACTTATTTTGGTGAATACCATAAAAGACATGATTTTGTATCATCTGTTATAAAAAAAGTTATCAAGTATGATATTAATGGAGATTTTGTTTGTGTCTATGATTCAATAACAATTGCATCAGAAGGAAATAAAAGTTTAAGAAAACATATTTCAAATTGCTGTAGTAACAAAAGACAATCTGCTGGTGGATTTCAATGGAGATACCATACAGAAGATTATTCTTTAAAAATAGAACCTTATGTTAAAAGATTGTCTAAGTCAGTATTTGCTAAAGGACATACTGTAAACAAAGGTGTATCATTTAGTGATGATCATAAAGAAAAATTAGCATTAAGTCACATTAATAGAGTTTATAAAAAAAGAGGAACTTATAAAAAAACAAAAAATGACAAAAATTAAACCAATTTACAAGTTTAATTCAGGAATGGGAGGAATGATCTGCAATGGTTGTAGAACTATAATATCTACAGGTCCAAAGACAGATGAGCTTTATTGCGATAAGTGCAAACAAAAAAACCACATCATTGAGATAATTAATAGTGATGAGGAACTTGGTTTATATAACGACATTGTAGATGAAAAAGGGAATATTGTAGGTTTTGTTAAAATAAATAATTAAAAATATGAAATACACAACAAATGCAACGAATGACATTATAGTCAATGGTCATGAGATACTTAGCCATCCGAAAGATGCTGTGGTAGAGGCTGTAAGAGAGGACCTTTTAAGAAGGTCTAAGGTAGGTATCAATAAATATAATACCACGCTTGATAGAACTGATATTGACCTTAAAGGTTGGGTGACTCACGCACTTGAAGAGGCACTTGACCTATCACTTTATTTAAAACGAATCCAAATAGAACTAAATGAAAGAACATAAGCAATCACCACTACAGAGAATATTATTAGTTATGCAGTACCTATACCGTAGAGGCGGTAACAAAGAGTCAGTAAATAATGTTTATCGTAACATAATAAAAAAGAAATATGAAAAAATATACGCAGGAGTTTAAGGACTCAGTACTAAAATATTTCTTAAATGGAAATAGTATTACTACATCTTGTATCACGGCATGTACGGAACACGGAGTAAATTACAATGATGGAGTTCGTAGAAAAACATCTAGATGGTTAGAGAAGAATAATGTCTCTAATAATATAGAGCTTGAGAAGACAGATGTGTTCCAAGAGGCTAAGAAGAAGGTGTTTGATAATTCTAAGCAGAGATTTATAATATCTTGGTGCCAGTCAGAGACAGATATTAACGAGAGGTTTCTTTCAAATATAGAGGCTTATGCCAAGCATATTGATGCTTCGATACATATAATCGCTGGTCGTTATAAGAATCCAATATCGTTATCTGCCAGTAAGTCACTTCAGAACAAAGAAGATGTACTACAAAATTCTTGGCACGAAAGAGTTTTACCTTACCTAGATGCTAATAGACATAAAATACACAAGCATTTATGTATCCTATCAGACCTTAAAATACAGCCGACAGCATCTACACCCTTGTCTGGGATTAACGGTCTCACAGGGCTTGAATCGTGCATCGTAGGGCATCCTAGAGTACACCTAAAGTCATTGCCGATACTTGATGGATACCCTCACAAGTTATTACTAACAACTGGTTCAATTTCTGTTGAGAATTATACAGATACTAAGGTTGGTAAGAAGGGTGAGTTTCACCATACATATGGGTTTGTGATCGTAGAGCTTGATGGAGATGACTTCCATGTAAGACAAGTTACTGCTGATGATGATGGTACATTCTATGATCTTGAGTACTGTGTGTTTGGAGGTATTGTTGCTAAGCATAATGAACCAACTGTAATAGTGTTTGGAGATCTTCATCTTGGAGAAACTAACGAAGAGGTTCTTAAGGTATCGTTTGATATGGCTGACAAATTAAGATGTACTCAAATTATACTACACGATGTATTCAACGGACACAGTATCTCTCATCACGAGAGGAATCAACCGTTCCAACTGCTTAAACGTGAGGAAGATGGATCAGGTTCATTACTTGATGAGCTTGATGAGATGGCAAACTTCTTTGATGAGTATTCTAAATATAACTTTGGAGTTATTCGTAGCAACCATGACGAGTTCTTAGACAGATGGCTTAGTGATGTTGACTGGCGTAAAGCTAGTAACAAGATGGCTTATATACAGCTTGCCGCTATGATGGTAAACTCAGATAATAATAAGGGAGTTATACCACTTTATTTAGAGAGTGTAGGCGTTACTAACGCATTCTGCTTAGGGATTGACGATAGTCTTAGAGTTATGGATTGGGAGCTTGGTGTTCATGGTCATATTGGTGCAAATGGAAGCAGAGGAAGTGCTATTCAGTATGCTCAGATGAATACTAAGACGGTAACTGGACACACCCATTCTCCGATTAGATTGGATGGTCATCTGTCTGTAGGTACCCTAACTCATCTAAGGGTTGGATATAATAAAGGTCTTAGCTCTTGGTTAAATAGTAATGTTGTTATCTATCCAAATGGTAAGGCACAGCACGTGCATATAATAAATAATAAATACACTACGTTATGAGCAAGGCAGTAATTACTTGGAACCTAACCGATTTTGAAGAGAACCAAGACTTCAAGAGATGTATAAAGTCTAAAGATATGGCAATGTTATTATGGGAGTTAAAACATAACTCTTATAAGACTTGTAGTTATAAGGCTGATGAAACAGATGAGGATGACTTCCACATCATATTTGAGCACATAAACAGTCTATTTGAGCAGTTTAATGTAGACATTGATGACTTAATAGATTAGAAAAATAAAGCCTCCTTAATTGGAGGCTTTTTTGTTTATTTATTTTTTTTTCTTCTAAGTCTCATTCTTATTTCATATCTCCTAGGATTTTTAATTCTAAGTTCCTCATCACTTATCTCGTAACTTTTTTCAGGTCTTAATCCAAGTTGCTCAACCATTCCTCCTTGGAAGTATCCATTAGCAAATCCACTAGCCTTATACTCGTTTTTTATAGCTGGTAATCCATTAAGTCCTCTGTAAATATCACGAACATCTCTTACAACTCTCCAAGGTATAATAGGAGTAGACAATCTACTTCCAATCAACTGACCAGCTCCACCAAGTGCTTTCTGAGTTTTACCAGATGCAGCATTCTTCATAGCTTGTTGAATTTTCTTACCTTCATCAAATGCATCTGCCTTTATATTCATCTGCTGTCCTAAGAACTCTCCAAGTTTCTTATCTTTTTGAGCTAACATAAACTGTACAGCTGGAGGATTTATTTTCTTCATATACTTGTTAGCCCAAGGGTTTTTCTTTAACCAATCGTATAAATCGTCATCTGCTCCTGTTGCACTAGCTAATGCAAATGCAGCCAAAGTTACAGCAGCTCCAATAAACATTCTAGTGTTGGCGTTCTTAGCTAATAACTGATACTTTAAATCTTTTTCAAGATTTTTCATACCTTCTTCAGTGCTAATATCAAGTTTACTTCCTCTTGATTTAATATTCCAGTATATTGTGCTTAGTGTAGGAATACCTGCCTTCTGAGCAGCAAGTAATGTCCAGTTAGTACCACCACCAATATAAGGGTTAAGTATATTTGTAGTAACTATTGATGCAGCAGTTAACGCAGCAGCATCATTCCATTTCTTATCTTTTACTGCTCTATCTGTTCTAGTTTGAACCCAAGAATTAAATAGGTTTAATGGTTTAGATATAATGTTATTTGGCTCGTGCCCTAATTCAAATCCAGCAACTGTTTCTGCAGATTTCAATGATGCCTCAAGTTCTTCCAATGTTATCTTATTTCCTTTAACTAATGCCTCATTAACTAAGTCATTTGCGAATCTATAGATACTTTCTTTAGAGTCTGGTATGACTTTTTTACCAGCATCTTCATTTATTTTATCAATAATTTGTTTTGCAGTAACTAAAGCATCTTCAAACGATTGACCAGTTAATTGTTCTGAAACATAGTTCTTAGCTTCTGATTTAGAGTAACCCTTCTTTCTAAGTATCTTTATTAAGTTATACTGGAAGAATCCTTGAGCAAGTGCAGCCTTGTGCATACTATCTGCAGATTCTAGGAACGGTTTTCCAAGAGCAGTAGATGTAAGTGCGTGGTATAATCTACTATCACTTGCATTAACTATTAAATCCATTGTCTTACTTTTTGTAATAAATGGAGAAGTAACATCTCCAAATTCAAGACCACTACCTAATGTAATATCCTTAAATGTCATACTAGCAAGTTTATTTCTTGATTCTTTTAATGATTTTGTATCTACATTATCAAACATAAACCCAATCTTCTTAAATACTCTGGAGATATATCCAGATGTTGTGTTCTCAATAGCTTGAGCTACAGATACTAACGCATTTCTCTGGGCAAGACCTATAAACTCTTTAGCAATTACAACAGCCTTATAGGCTCCATTAGACTCAGACCAAGCAACCTTACTAAGTAATCTTTCGATCTGCTTATTTATAGTTCTCTCTGCTTGTTTTAAGTATACTTGGTCCAATTGATTTCCTTCACTATTTTTCTGAGAAAATAATTCAGACAAGCTCTTGGCTAAATTCTTAGCCTCATTAAAGCTCTTCTGATCTAACTCATTCATACCAAGTGCAGTATTCATTAATCGATCATAAGTATCAGATTCTTTCTCAAATAGACCATAGTTGTATAGCTCAGCAAGTTTCTTAGCACTTGTCTTTAAGTTTACTTTTTTTCTAGGTGTATTTCTTCTTTCTAACTCATTTAAAGACTTCTCAATTATACCTGCTCTTAGATCATTATATTCATTCTCTAATTCTTTAGCAGCTTCTTTACCAATTATCTTCTCTACATTCTCTCTTAACTTATCTACACTTCCTTCCTCTCCAGCAAGTTTCTTCCAGTCAAGTACATTACGTTTTACCTTTCCGTCTTTAGTTTTTACAGTAATTTCTTTACCAAATCCAGCCTCTACTAAAGCCTGATTAACTATATCTTTATTAGATAATTCTTTAGCCTTAATTTCTTTTTCAGATATTCCTTCAGTTTTAAATCCTTGAGTCATATCATCTCTAAACATACCTTCGTTAGCCCAGTCCTTACCATATTTTTCTTTGATATGGTTTATACCAAGTTCAATAGCGTCAGCTATATTAACACCAGCTTTTATAGAGTTCTTAATAACCGTTATACCAGAGTCAATTAATGCAATAGGAAGACCTACAGTAGCATCATAGGCTCTACCTCTAAGTTTCTTCTGTATATTTTCTAGTGCAGCTATAGCCTTATCAGCTCTAACTCTTCTTGCCGTAGGAAGTTTCTTATATATCTCGTTTATCTGTTTCTCAACACCACTAAGTATAAGTTGTTCTACATCAGACTCACTAACTATAGATTCGTATTCTTTTTGTATTGCGTTTGCATCTGATTGGATAGCTTTTTCAACTTCTTTCTTACCAGTTAATTGATCAGAAGATAAAAACTTATCTGTAACAGACTCATAATTAAATCCATTCTTCATAATCGCTCTTAATCTACCCATATTAATAGCTAGTGAAGACTCTCTTAAGAATTGTTGAGATTTTGCTCTAACTAGGTCCTGTAGTTTTTTAAGACTAGGATCGGATTTAACTAGATCAAACATCTCATTCTCTAATGACACATATAAAAGAGCCTTCTCGTGAGCTTTTAAGTTTGCAGTATCAAGAAAATCAAGTGTCTTTTCAATATATTTGTCACCATAAACCTCCTTAGCCATAGCTACAGTTTCTCTACCGTGAATACCAGCTTCTACAAGAGGCATAATATCTATATCTTGAACATTACGAGGAGCCTCACCTTCAACTCTCTCTATAGTCTCACCACTTAAATATTTTCCAACCTTGTTAGACTCAGGAATATCTTTTACCTTATCTCTAAATGCTTCAGTATTATTTGTAGGTTCTACGTTAGTCTTAGTTGGTTTAACTGTAAGCTCATTATAGGCTCTCTCAGCCAACGAAACCTGATCAGTGCCTAACTCACTACCTATAGTTTTTTTGATCTCTGTAATAGACATTCCTTCATCGATCATATCCTTAATAATATCCTTCATGTCTGAGTAACTCTCAGATTCTTGCATTCTACCCTTGGTATCGTCCATAATAATAGCTTTACCATAAGGCATGTTTGCAGTAGCCCCAACTGTTCCAGCAAAATTTTTAACGCCTAATTCATCTGCTGTTTTTCCATCTACACTTGTTAGAATTTCCTTTCCGTTTTTTCTATTTTTAGGAAGAATTAATACAGGTTTTTTTGAAGATACATCTCCATTTTTATCTATAATTTTAATATGATATGGGTATGACTGATGACTATCTTGGAACACGCCTACTTTTCCATCTATTTCTATAACTGCATATATGTCTCCAACATTTAATCCTTTAGTTAATTTTTCAGCAGATGTTTTAGCTATTAAATCAATTAAACTTTGTGATTTTTCTGTTTTACCTACGCCTAAACCCTTACTTTTATCTCCGTCTAAAAAACTAATAATTTCATTTTTATTATTTTTAGCGCTTTCTGACTTAGCTAAATTAGAAACTATTTCTCTTAATACATTTCCTCTTTTTTCAAAAGTAGATGAAGTTACGTCTTTAAAGAAGTTATCTACCTCTGATTTTAATACTTTAGCACTTCCATTAGGAGATAGAGATATGCTTCCTCCACTTGATTTAACAGCTGATCTAACAGCTGATCTAAAATCAGATAAACTAAATAATCCAGCATCTATCATAGATTCAGTAATAGCTAAACTTGAAGTAACTCCTTGAGGACTACTTACTAATTTAGCATCCGTTCCTTTTACTAAAACTAAGTATGATTTACCAGTTTCAGGATCATAAGTTTCATTAATAGATCTTGCTAAACCATTAGCAATTCCTTTATTAGAATTTGCCCATACGTCTCCAAATTTAGTTACAAAATAAACACCCCCATTACCAACTGCTACTTCTTTTCCATTTACAAATATAGATCCTACTAACATGTCATCTGGAGAAGTAGTTGTAACTCTTTTACCGTTTAATTCAGATAAATTTTCAGGTTCTATTAATAATCCTTGCTTTATTAACTCATCTATCCTATCTTGTTCTAGATATTTAATTTCAAGACTTACCTTATCATTACCATAAGACCATCTTTTTGATAAACCATCAGATGGAGTTACAACTTTTTCTCCTCCTTTAAATATTTTAACATCCTTAGATACAATCTCTTCACCAGTTGCAACCTTTCCAGATAATGTTTTAAGCATATCTACAATATCTTCTTCAGTGAATGGTTTTATACCAAACATCTTAGCAAGACGGTCCATAGCTCTTTTAATCACAGACTTAGTAGGAGCATCGAATCCACTATATCCATCAGCAAGGTATCCAAAAAGTTCAGCAACCTTCTCTTCGTTCTGAATATTCTCATCATAATTCTTAATAAAATCATCAAGATTCTTCTTAAGTTCAGGATTTCCTTCAAGAGTTTTAGAGATAGCACTAACCATTCTCTTGGTCAGATCTCTAGCATTAGCATCTGTCTTAACTTTATCAAGTAATACAGAGTGGAATACTTCGTGAGCAACAGTTCTAGCGTTAGCTTCCAAAGCATTTATATGTATGGTCTTAGTTGCTGGATCATAATAACCTCTTCCATTCTTGCCAGCTACTCCTATAAATGATTCCCTAGTATCGTGTACCACGAACTTAACGTCTGGAAGTAATTTAGATAATGACTTCTTAGCGTTTTCAACCTGAGTATTCAGCTTAGCTCTATCATATACTGGTTTATCAATATACTTAGCCTTGAATGCTGCAAGTTTTGATTTAGCGGCAGTTGGTTTTAATATTTCTCTAATATCGTTAATTCTCTCTATTTCTGGCTTTAATCCTTCAATAGCTTCACCAGTACCACCAGTATCTACCTCTTCATTTGTCTTTAAATTGTATACAGCCTTTTGATTATACTGTTTACCAAGTTTTATTGCTTGCTCGTTTGGTACTACAGCTGACACATCTATATAAGTCTTTCCAGATTTAGAATCATACCAAGTACCAATGGCTAGTATATCTTCGTTTCCTTTAAATAAATCCTTGTTAGCTTCTTTGAAGTCATTTATATCTTTTTCAGTAATCTCGCCATCAATTATTTTTGATCTTTCTGTAAATATAGATACAGAAGAAGCGTCAGATCCTGCCTTATTTTCTCCATTAGCCAAGAATGTAGATCCTCCATTTTTCTTGTGTGATGAAATTTGAGTTTCTACAGGAGCCTCTGTACGTCTAATTCCTGGCTCATAAGCTAATGCTTCTGCATACATATCCTTAACCTCTTGAGAAATATCAGACTCTTCAATTAGTTTAGTTGTTTCTTCTTGAGGAGTATTGGTTAAATCTTTACCAGATAATTTATATAACGCATCATAATTATTTTGCTTACTTCTCTCAGCATTAATAGCATCATAAACAGTCTTAAGTTTAGCCTCTTTAGATTCTGGAACTATAGACTTATATCCCTTTGCAGTATTGTCTACATACTCTTCTTCAAAAGGTTTTGCTATTTTATCACCCTCCTTCAACTGAACATCTGTTGGGGTAAGTTCTGCAGTGGTCTGTGCTCTGGTCTTACCCATCCACTCAGAAACCACCATATCATAACCATTCTCACCAGCTATCTTAGTAATATATGCTAGTTTAGAATTGGCATCAAATGCTTTCCCAGGATTCTCTTCTTCATGACGAGTCTCAGCCTCTGCAGCATAGTTATTAGAGTCTGTATTGGCATCGTATACTTTTTCTTTTGGTATAGTTACAGCATACTTAGCTTCACCATTAACCATTCTCTCAGTATCTCCAGGTCTAGTATAATACATAGCTACACCGCCAACCTTGCTAAGAGCAGCTCCCTCTTCTTTTGAAGTTGCAGTAGTTCCTCCAGATGATTTCTTTATGGTCTTATATCCCTTACCTCCAACATGGAAGAACACAAAGTCTCCATCCTTATTCTCTGTAAGATTACCGTAGTTTGATGATGTCTCTGGAGATATAGCTTCGGTAGTAGGTTTAGCTTCTACTTTAGTGTTAGCTTTTTTAGATTGCTTTAATACAGGTAAGTCTATTTCAACAGTACCGTTTACATTTCTAATATTTAATTCATTTAAGCCAAATTTTTCTAAATAAGGCAACAGTGCTTTTTTTACAGTATTAAAGTCTTTATTATTAGTTACAGATATATTATCGAAATCTCCCTTATTCACATCAATACCTAACTCATTTACAATAGCATCTCCATTTATAGCTACTGAATTTGTTTTTAGGTTTCCATTTTCATCATATTGTAATTCATATCCTTTGCCCAATTGTTGATTCCAGACTCTTAATCCATCAGTTGAAATACTTGTTTTTTCAATATATTCATGACCTTCTGGTAACATCTCTTGAACTCCAGAGATCATTGTTTTAAAGTCATCTTTATCTCTTGATTCATTATTAAATTTAGAACTCCATTTATTAGTAGGTTTACCATTTTCGTATATTCTATAAAATCCCACAAAATCATTTTCTGATTTACCAGTAACAATTACATCAACACTCCCAGTTTTTGGATGTGCATATTCCACAAGTTCAATTCCATTATTTTCTTTATGAGAAAATGGTACAGCAGAAGTATCGCTACCTCCTAATTCTGTAGAAAAATATCCAACTCCTGTAAATAAATCCTTTCTTTTTATTTTAGATTCAGTTTCTACCCTTCTTTTTTCAATCTCATCTACAGAAATTAACTCTTCAGCAACTACTTCTTCAGTAGATGGAATTTTAATTTCAGAATTAATTAAAAAAGTTGCGGTTCTTCCGTCCTCTTTTACTTTTGTTAATAATCCTTTATCAATAGCTTTATTATGCATTTTAACAGCACCATCTCCAGCTGACTTAGTTGTTAAGGTAGTAACTCCTTTTGTTTTTAAATTTTCAATTAAAGCCTCAAACATTTTTGATCCTTGTCCTTTACCAACTTCATTGGCAGATATGCCATCTATTCTAAATTCTGTTGGAGAAATCATTACACCTCCAATTATACCATCTTGAGTTTTAAATTCATATAAATCACCATCTTCAATTGTTGAGATCGTGGGTGTTCCTAAATATTCTTTATTTTCTTCAGCAACTGCTTCTTCAGTAATAACTGGTTGCTTAGACAGCTCTCTTATTTTATCATCTATTCCAGCTATTTCTTCATTTATGTCTGGATGAAAGGCAGAATCTATATTCTTCTTTTTTTCTTCTAATTTTTTCTTTTGAACTAATAAATCTACTTGATCTGAAGTTACAGTTTCTGGAGCATTTGCTATTGCGCTTGATATATCGTTTGCAAATTTATAAGCAGTTATTAATGATTCTCTAGCATTCTCATCATTTAAAGGAGAATTTATTTCATTAGCAAATTGATCTTGTAGGTCAGATATATTGTTATAAACATCTCTATATATATCCGTCCTATTCTGTTTAAATTTACCTGGAGCAGCAACAGCACCCATTGCTCCAGACATGATTACTGTAGCAGCAACTAATTCCTTTTGTCTTTTAATATTAAAAAATTCAGAATTTTTATGATTTAAAAGTAAAGAATATTTTAATCCGTCTTCAACAGCAAGTACAAACTCTTCTTCACCCAACTCTAAAGCTGCATTTTTAAAGAAATCTTTAGTAACATTTTTTACAGCTTCTTTAGTAGCTGCTTTTTTTAAGTTTGACTTAAATAAATTCTTTAGAGTAGATCCAGTTAAAGAGTCAAAGTATTTATAATCTGGCATGATCGTTTCAGAAACACCTTCCGCTAATGATAATACATTTGCATAAGTAAAAGCCTTTGAATCATCCATTCCTAATTCTTTAGCGTCTTTATAATTATCGTTTATAGTAACTTTATATGCAGTTTGAACTACATTCAATTGGTCTGTAAACGCTTTATTTTTACTTGGATTAACTAATTGAGATATAATAGATTGAGGAGAACCATCTACTCTTCCTTTCTTAACATCACTCATTATTTTTAATGTAAAAGGAAGTGTATCTGCTAATGTCCTAGTTATAGATCTATAACTAAAATTATATTTGCCATCTTGACCAACAATAGCCCCCTCTTCTGATTTAGAGCTTGGAAGAAAGTTATAATTAGTAGTATCGTTTATTAAGTCAATAGTTGCCTCTATAGGAGTATAATCTTCTGATTTTGAAGCTCCTGTAAACTGATTAAACTGTTCGGCACCAAGGAGAGCTAATGTAGGTATTCCAGTTAATGCTTTTCCTCCAGTACTTATAATTCCTTCTGTAAGCCTAGACATCCAATCTACTGTTTCTGGAATAAACCCTTCGTACTTTGAAAATATAGCTTCATCTAGTTTTTTGTCCTCATCTGTAACTTTGAAATTATTTTTTAATAGGTTACCAGAAAAATCAAGGGCTAACTGAGCGTTAAAGGCATTACTTCTATTTACTAGGTTAGTTCTTATAACACTCTTTTCGTCTTCTGGAATACTTGGATTATCCTTTATATTTTTAAGGTAGTCACTAGTTTCTTGTTTCAAAGATTTAAACGTACCATTTAATACGTCTATCTTAGCTGAATTTATTATTTTCTCTTTTTGTTCAGTAGGTAAAGAGCCTTTATACCATTTTTGCCTTACTTCTTCTGAAGCATAATCAAAAGTATCTATAATCCTATCTTCTACATCTTTATTTAGCTTTATAGTTTCAGTATTAGCTAATGTATATTTACCATCAGTAAATGCATTGGTTAAAACCTCTATAGGTCTTGTCCATGTAGCTGTTTCTTTTTTAACTTCTTGTATAGCTCTTTCAGCAGGTTGAAACTCAGAATCTAATTGTAGTTTTTGTTTTTGAAGTGATTGATATGTTCCTTCTCTCTGTAAATCTTCAGGTCTTCTTCCTAACCTTACATTTCTTTCTTCAAGTTCAGATATTTTTTTAGCTACTTCTTTTTTCTGATCAGATACTAATCTATAGTATTTCTTCGGCTTTTCTTCAAGAGGAAGTGATTGAACTAAAACATTTTGTTGTTCCATTCCATCACCATACATAATAGATTTTATATTTTTATCTCTATTAGGAAAAGACTTAGGCGGTCCACCTAAACCATCCGATTCCACAGGAGGTTGAGTTCCTTCTGTATCCAATGAAGTAGTGGTAGGCTGAGTTTGCGTAAGAGAAGCCAATGGCCTTTTTTGAACAGTGGGCTCGGAAACTACTTTTTTTTTTGAATCAGCAATATAAAGATCTATAATTCTCTTTATATCATTATCGTTAGCACCTTGACTTTTAGCACCTTCTATTAGATTTCTTAATTCTTCATCCATTATTTTTTACCTTTTTGCTGATTAAAATATGCGTCTGCGTCAAATCCTCCTTTATTACTAGTAGCTTTATTTGAATTTATATAGTTTTCAATTTCTTTAACATTACTAAATGCTTTTCCAGTTTGAGGATTAGGAACTAGGTTTAATTTAGCAAGAAATTTATCTCCAGCTACGTCAGAATATAGTCTTGTTTTTGTAGGAACAATATCTGTAATAGTTGCCTCACCATCTTCAGTAACTTCCTTTCCTTTATAGGTTGTATAGTCTATATAGTACCTTTTACCAGTTGGAGTATTATAAACACCGAATTTATCTATCTGTTCTGTAACTCCTTTAGCTACATCAATAACTACGTTTTCAACACCTACAGAACTTCCTACTTTGTATTTCTTACCTTTTATTGTTTTTATAATATCAGCAGGTATAGCTGGACCTGTGTTTTTGGTAACATCTACAGGTTCACCACTATCTTTAGGAGCAAATACTGGAGGTCTGTACACATTCTCTACCTGAGTTGTTATAACATCTACCCTTTGATCAATTTCGTTTTCTATTATTTTACCAGCTGCCTCTAATTGTTTAGGAGAAAACACAGGTTCTGGATTTCCAGTAGAGTTTAACTTTATATATACCTTAGTTCCAGTTTTATCTGCATCTGCCTCAGCTTTATTTATGGTAGGAGTGTACCTAACTCCATCAATATCACCATAATCAGTTAATATAGAAAGAGCACCCATAGGATCGCTAATAACACCATTTGCTACAGTTTTTCTGTAATCCTCATATCCCTTACGTTTTTTTGCATCATCAATACTTAATATGCCACTTTTTGTTACGCCACCAATTAATGCATATTTGCCTATTTTATCAGCATTAGCATCCATCAAAGAATCTAATTTTACCTTTGGAACTAATAAATTTCTTTCATTATTTAACCAGTTTACTTCAACTAAATCGTTAGGATCTGTTCCTTGTATAAATCCTCTTCCCTTATTGTCCATTATAATTTGCTTGTCCTTCAATGACGCAGCTAGTCCAAGTGTTTGAGCCAAATAATCAGATGCAGCAGATAAGTT